CCCCCGCCATATACGACGAATATACACGCATGAAAGCCTCGGCTACTTTTTTTAAGAATAAGCGTTTAGCGAAGAACTTAGGATCATAGTATAAGCAGAAAGCCCAGAACTCATTCCGGGCCTCACGCTTACGAAGTATAGTTGCTGCTTTCGCTTGCCTAAGCAATATTTCTCTCTCACTCTTTTTCGCCACGTACAATAGCTGCTAATTGTTCATCTGTCATTGATTCCAGCTCATCACTGAGATTCACATTTGCATCAACTTCTTTGCGATCTCGCCACTTCTCCGGCTGCCGATTCTTCAACCAAAAGATAGCAGCTGTTGTATCGGGCGGATAATGCTCTATATATTCCTTTGAATCTGTAATATGTCCGTCTGACGTTGCAAATTTTGTAGCCTTACATGAATAACCGATAGCACGATTATAAAGACGAGATGCAACATTAGCATCTGCTATATTCTTTCCCTTTTTTAGGGACTGAAGAAATTCCGGATAATCCTTCTTCCATTGATTAAGTGTGCGCTCAGTAACTCCAAAGAAATCAGCCATTTCTTTATCTGTAGCCCCAAGTAAGGAATAGTTCTCTGCCAACTGTACATACTCTTCTTTATATGCGCTTTTGCGTCCCATACACACTTTTTATTTAAAATATAAAAGCTATTTCATTATTATCCAAGGAAGAACAGCTATTTAGTAGTAGTTGGGCCACTACTTATAGGTAAATGCAAAACTACCTACAAGTAGTTGGATGATTACTTATAGGTAGTTTATAGACTATTCAAATGATGTTTAAGGATCATTCAAATGCTGTTCGTATTGATTCAGTATTGCTGTTGTAGCCTTCTCCGTTCCGAAAGCACATCATAAATGAATTTCCTTCCATTTGAAGACCATACCATATATTCACGTGGCTCATCATCCGGATCCACCGGTTCATAAACTACAGTATAGGTGAGATCGTAACCTCGATATACAGGATTGAGTTCCCAACGCTGTTTGGGGAAGTTCCATCTCTGTATATCCTCAAGTTCTAATACCGCATTGAGTTGCTTCGATGTAACACCTAATTCTGTAGCCATCTTCTTCACTGTGAAGTAAGGTATCTGCCTGGGAGATATACGCTTCTCTTTGGTATTAAATCCAACGGACAGAGGCTGTACAGGAATTATTTGCTTCGGTTCAGAAAGTAATGTATGCTGTTTATTCAATTCAACCTGCATCTGTGAAATCTGGGCAGCCATCACTTGGGTAGTCTCTACCAGTTGCTTTAAACCGATTACGTCAATAGGTGAGGGGAATGCTGGTGCTTCCTTTATGGCTTTCTCCATTTTGTTGAAGGCTTCGATATATGCTTCTTTGAACTGAGCGGCTTTTGCCCCACGATACCCCATGACTAAGAAAACAAAACCATCTTTGGTCATGGAATACATCTTATAAGTTTGCCCATTCTGAGGATTAACATAGGGGGTATCGCCAAAATTGGCGACCCTAAAACTATCTGAGCATGAGATGTTTTCAATGTCTCTAACAACTTTGCTATGTTCTTTACCGAACACTTCTGCTACTTTCAGACTTGTAGTCATAAGCTGACCATTATCACTACAGAATACTATATCATTCATACCAGACCTCCCTTCTTAGCCTTACAGTCTACCTTCATATCACGACCATTTGCGTTTACCAAACTCACTGTGCTATTAGTGATGTCACCAATAGTTTGAATGTTGATGTTCACTGTTATATTGGGACATCGAATGAGCTTATCTAGTAAAACTGAAAGCATCTCTTCGTCTTTGATTACTATTTGAATATCATTATTCATCCTATACCTCCTTTCTGTATGTCATGATAAAGCTGCTCGCTAATGATGCATGAAACAGTGGATATTACTTCGTCAATGTCACTAGAATAGTTCTCTTCATTACATTTGTGCAGCTTTACGCCTTGCTTTCTCATACGGGCACAAATGCGATTGTATACCTCTTTAGTATCTCTCAATGTTACCATCAAGTTGTGAAGTTCTTCATCTACTACAAACTTCGGTTCCGTATTCTTATCGCTCATAATATGCCTCCTTTCTCCAAATCAAACTCATACTTACTACTGGCAAGCATGGTCAAGGTACGCATACAACTGTTTAAGTCTTCATACAAAGTATACTCATCTGATTTAGATACGTTTACGCCTTGATGTGAATAAGTGGCAAATAGGATGCCACACTCAAGCTTGACACGGTTTAAGGCTTGCAATTGTTCATAGAGTCTATTGTCTATGATTCTTTCGGGAGCAATTGATTCATTAGCCATGATATACCTCCTTTCTTGCTGAAAACAATAATACCAATGAAGAGATAAACCAGCCCATGCAGGCTGCAAGAGGAAATAGGATATCGGCAGAACCCGATACGATTAAAGCGATGAACGCTATGCATACATTCACAAGTCGGAGAATGAAACTTGTGGTTACACGATGCCCATTGGGTGTGGGTGCACCATTAATTAAAATAGAATTCATACATCATAAAGTTTTAGCGTTTCGGCGATTATAGAACACAAGAACGGCCGCCGTTTCCCATGTTCGCTAAAACTTTATGATGTATCCACTCCGAAGAGCAAAAAATCACAAGGGAAAGGCAGCCGCCTATATCATAAGTAAGGGCATAAAAAAAGCCCCATGAATATCATTGAGCATTAACCGACTGCTCATCGTAATGGAACACCATCATAAAGTTTTAGCACTGCAAACATACAGCTTATTTCTGAATTTCAAAAGAAATTGCGCTTATTTTCATCAAAACAGTGGCAAATAAACTTATTTCTGAACTTCTGCTATTTTTTGTTTAGCATTAACTAGCTTTTCTATAATAACAGGAAGATCTTCTTCTTTTAAAAATTTGGCAGAACGAGATGTATAGCCTTTAGTATATACAAAAGTTGACCAACCTTTAGTACTTGAAAAAGCTCCCATTCTTATCCCATCTTTTGATTTATACTCACATTCAGTATACATTACAGGAGTACTAGGTAGCATCTTATCTTTAATATAGTTCAGTGATTGCACGCATGCATCTATTTCATCTGCATCTAATGTACCAATATAATCATCATCCGTAGCCGAAGAATAAACTTTTAACCTTAAACATGCCATCTTTTCAAGTTTCAACTCATCAATCATAAGAAGAACCTCAAAATCAACCCCTTTGACATTTCCTAATGGATAATAAACTTTGGTTATCAATGCTCCTTGACGGGATGAAAACGCAATAGCTTTACTGTCCGACTTGTCTTTTTCCGTACTTTGTGCAAATGTTGGAATCGCCAATACTGCAACTAACAAACAAACTAAAATCTTTTTCATAACTTTTAATTTAATAAATTTCAGCAAAGTTAACCAAAAACAGATATATTGTTCTGAATTTGCTTAACTTTGTGATGACAATTTTATTATCAACTCTAAATCATGTTTTTATGAATAAGTTTATTACAGTTACTGATAGTAACGGATTAGTTTACAGTTTCAATGTTTCCCATATCATTTGTGTGCTAAAAGATGCCCATGGAGCTATCATTAAGCATTCTAGCTGGGGAAATAACTGCAGTTCACTTGCAGTCAGAGAGGCTTACGATTACGTTATGAAAATGATCAATTCATAATAGCTCATTACCAAATGTTTCCTTAACATGGTAAATAGGGATGAAGAGAAGGTAATACGTTACTTCTTTACTCTTCATTCCTATCCATTCTACGGACTTTATCGCCCCAGTATCGGGGTCAACGAGATTTTCTTCACGCTTTACTACTACCTTCTTTGTAATCAATGCTTTCATAATTTCTGTTTTAATATTACATCCTAAAATATAGATTCTCCAGCTATTTTCTTTCGTATCAACTCTTGAACACGATTATACGTTTCGTACAGTTGCTTTAAAGACTCTTGTCCTGACCAATCTGAGAAGTTGGCATCCTCAAAGAAACGAAAGTCAAAGATTCTCTTTGCAAGTGGCGTCAAGTCTAAAGCTTCCAACGCTTCCCGAACTTGGTGAAAACGATGGAGAAACAATTCGTTCTTATCGACAACCTCTTCCTGAGTATCTTCAATCTCCAGACGTGAATAATCAATGTTATCATCTACTGGCATCGGCTTGTATTTACTCCGATACGGCGAGGTGTCGGATGTTGCATTCAACTTTATCATCTTCAGGACAAAGAAATCTAATTCTGTGTAACCATTCTTTTTGATTGAAAGAAGCTGCTCTAATTTACAGTTGTCTTTCTGTAACAGGGAACAAAGAACTTCATTCAGAACATCGCAAGCTTCTTCCGGTATTCCAACCTGTCCGCAATGATATGAAGCATAATCTAACCAACGCTCATATCTTTTGCTGATATATTTCTCTACTATCTGGCTTACCACTATCATTAAGTTTTATGGCAGCTAGCAGGAGAACGGTGCGTTTTAGTAGTGAGAAACAATTAAAGCCGGGATTTTCTATGAAATCCCAGCTCTACATCGTCTATGCAAATGTAAGCAAATCTATGGAATATTTCACCGTTATTCATATTTAATTCTTTTTCTGAATCAAGATTTTCATTGCAAACAAGCCACTAAGTATCTATATCTAAAAAGGCAATGGCCCATCCGCTCCCATACCGCCAAACGGATTATTCGTTCGGGGAGGAGGAGGTACATTGTTTCCATTATTCATTCTGGAATCCAAAGTACTATCAGGAGAGAGTGGAATAATCATATCATCTTCTGGGGTCTGGAAGCGAGCATACTGACTAACAAAGCGCAAATGAACATCACCTACCGCACCGTTGCGATGCTTAGCAATAATAAATTCTGCCATGCCACGTAGATCAGTACCATCTTGTGAAGTATAAATCTTATAGTATTCAGGACGATGAATGAAACATACCATATCACAATCATCACAAATTGTTCCACTATCACGTAAATCACTCAACTGCGGACGTTTTCCTTCTTCTCCGTCTCTTTTCTCTAATTCACGGTTTAGCTGAGAAGTTATAATAATAGGAATATTAAGTTCTCTCGCTAAAGTCTTTAATCGACGCGTGAAATAGTTCAACTCAAGATATCTGTTCTCACAATATTTCACCTCATTATACAGTAATTGAAGGTAATCAATTACAATAATCTTAATGCCAAATTTCTCAACTGACTCTTTTGCTTTATCACACAAATCCTCTATTCTCAACGACGGTGTATCGTCTATATAGAGCGGAGCATCAAGTAAATCACGTAGTTTGTAATCCAGCTGCTGCCATTCATAATCCGCCAATAGTCCACTCTTGATTTTCTCACTCGGAATTTCGCAGATATTAGCCATCATACGATGCACCACTTGCTGTGCACTTGATTCCGGGGAGAACAATAATGCAGGAGTTTTATAGTTAACTGTTATTTGCTTTAGCATAGACAAAATGAATGCAGTTTTACCCATTGCAGGACGTGATCCGATAGCTATTAGCTCTCCATTCTGCCACCCTGATGTCATCTTATCGAGCTTAGTAAAACCACTAGGCACTCCATTGATTCCATTTGTACTTGCCGCTGATTTTTGAATAGCTTCATAAGCTTCAGGCAGTATTGAATTCAAATCTTTAATTTCTTTTTTCATGATCTTTGATTTTATGCCAAAGGTAAGGAAGTTTTTTCTTTTCTTACTCTTTAGCGTTTGTAAAATGCTGCATCTGCCATTTTTTAAACTCATGCTCTTTTACTGCAAGTTGCCCGCTTGTCCTCTCATAACAGTCAGCATTATATTTTGACGCCTCATTTATCGATTCCTCCACTGCAGCACCAGCCCGTTCCTTGTCATAGGACCTGAACCAATCAAGTATTATTTGTCCATCGAGCCGATCATACAGTTTACCATAATATCCGCTTTTAGCCCGTTTGAAAAGCAAATTTATATCGGCAATGGTCAAATATTTATAATCCTGCAAGATAATCATAGCAGTCTCGAAAGTTTGCATATCAGTCATTCTCTTACCGACATTGACAAACTCACGCAGATTAACTATCCATCCTTCAAGATAGGCTTGCAAAAATTCATAACCATAGGCCTTTTCAATCTCAATTAGTGATGGCATATCACAACTGAATACGGCAGGGTAGGAGTTAACCATCCGACACCTCACTTGCACTGCCGGTACCGCATAATCGTCCAAGAATGTTTCTTTTGTAATCATCGCTAACGCCTGATGACGATTTTGCACCACCGCTAGCTGCTTGTTTGTATTTTCCATCTTCCATGTCTTTTTTAGCCCATTTGCGGAAAGTTAGGTTCGCACTGACATACTTCTTCAACAACTCTTTGTAGTTGTGCATAGAACGCAGTGTATTCTCTATCACCGCAATTGGAAATTCTTGCTTTATACGTTCAAATTGGACTTCTGTAAACGGCTCCTTCATTTTGGATACATTGGGAGCATTGGAATTAATCCAAATCTTGAACTTCATAAAATTCTCATTTTCCGGGGTGGGGGGCGCCTCGCGCGTATCCCCCTCCCCTCCTAATCCTATATCCTCTCCTATATCCTTTCCAGCAGGAGTATTCTCTATCATTCCCGACTGTTCGGGAATATTCTCGAATGTTCCCGAATTTTTCATTTCGGCACAAGAAAAAGCATTTTCAATAACTTCTTCCGGTATTTTTGACTTTTGCGGTTTGTCGATGCGTTCGCTGGAGAAGTCCATCACGTAGTAGCTTTTATTATCAAATGTAAAAGGTACAAGGATAGAGTTCTCAATCAGTTCTTTCAGCCATCCAGAAACCTGCTGCTTACGAATATCTTCGCGGGCAGGAAACACTTTCGACTTGATAATAACTTCATTCGCGAGAATGACCCCATTATCATCAGCAAAGTTTTTCATACCTATATAAAGCAACCAAGCAGGAAGAGATACGTTCGTAAACCTTTCATCTTCCCAAAATTCCGGTACTATAGTTCTAATTCTTGGCATTATCTAAAGTTTTATAGGGTTTGAATTCATTGTTCCCAAGTTCAAATATGCACCTTGACAATCAATCATACCATTAGTTATTAGCTTCCACAATAATGCACAGCCTAGTTGTGAAAGGGTAGAGTTAATGAATAAGTCTTGTTTACGCAACGCTTCGGCCAATGAGCAGGAAGGGCCGGAGTCCTTTTCATCTACCTGAGGCAAATCAAATAATTCAGTTACGGTTTTTAGTTCCGAAACAACTTCATATTTCTTCGATTGAGGCTGTTCGATAATCCCCAAGGTTCCTAGCACTACCTGCCCGAAGTTGGTACCATTACCAAAGTCAAGCCAATATAGACGACGTCTGTAATCTATACCACTTCTTCCCTCAATAGAATTACCAATGAGGATTCGAGACCTAACACTATCTACACAACTGATAATAATATTCTCCGGTTCTTCCTGACCAGTACCATAGAGATCTTGTACACATTCCCAATCAATTCCAAAAAAGCGGTTTATACGCGTAACTAAAACATTAGCCTTATTCAATCCAATATCCGATTCTGAGAATAATTGCCGGCCAATATTAGCCTCGGTAACTTCATCATTGTCATAAGCACGCACATGTAGTCCGGGATGCCCAAGAGTTAATAAAGCATGGTTTATTCGAGCCAGTGAAGTGAGAGTTTGGGAACCTGTCCCGCCAACTCCAACTAAAGAGATGGTTATCGGATGTGTAGGATCTAATAGGTATTTTTCTGTAAAATGTACTCTTTTCATGTCATTTCATTTTTAGAATGTTCTCCATCTTCTCATTTACCGGTATTAGTTTATCCTCCGGAAACTTACATCCCGTCTGAATACAATGCTTTGTTAAGGTTGCCAGATTGCCTTTTACCGGATTTCCACCAAGTAAATGGACAAACTCTGACCCCCAAAACATTTTTTCCCAATATTGCACAATGCTTTCAAATGTCTTTTCCGCGGGTTTCTCCACTTTAGCATTTCCGAGACATACATGTGTACTATCAACATTGAAAAAAGGTGCTCTATATAACTTAGACTTAGGCTTCCTACCTTTAAAAGCATATACAGCAAGAGATGTACCTACAGCAACATATAAGAGTCCAGGAACAAACATTTCACCGTTGGGTATATCCAGTGTCCCAGCAAAATACATCATACGTTTCTCCGGCTTACGATACCACACATATTTCTCATGACCTTTTCGAGAATCAGCGAATAATAAATTAGTAGGCACGATACCATGAACGCTTGAATCCTTTCGCTTCTCAAACATTGTTTCCATAATCCCTGAGATACATTCCTCAGACAAAGGAACTCCAGCCTGCATTTTCCCATTCTCGATAATCCGCCTTTCAAGATAATAATTGCGCTTAGCATCCTTGTACACAATTATAGTCATCATAGGCTTAAGAGAATCCGTTAATATATCATTTATCTGTCCCATAAGTATTTATAATTTCTATCAATTCACTAAACCATTTATTAAGTTCTACGGGAAATGTACTTTGCTTGAAAATTGTATCTGTTTCTTTTGTCAGCTTCAGATATTGACAGACTCCTATAGCTCCTCCTTCACTAATCATGGAATTTATATAATCCATTGCATGATCAACGACCGGATCCATCTCATCCCAGATGATTAAAAATAATGCATCTAGTTCTACAGGTTCTATTTCATCTTGATAGATGTCCAGCAGTATTTTATCAGCTTTCCCTTCAACATAATTATATCTCATGATGCAATCCTCGGCACATAGCTCTACTCCCTCAATCAAGCATTTAATAAGTTCCAGGCTACTGCCATCATAGAGATGCTTGGCTTTTTCAAAATGCTCCATCAAGGTGTCTTTGTCCGGTACATAGTTAATTATATGCTCGAAATAAGGATAGTATCGACCGCCATTCTGATAATTCAATGCACATTCTGCAAACTTCTTATATTCGGAGCGTTCCTCATCACTCAATTCGCAGTGAGGATCATCTGCTGTTTCTCCCGCCTCTTCAGCTTCAAAATCAATTACGTAAGAGAAATAGTCATTTTCTGCCGGAACCGATACATGCTGAGTTTTATAGTAAAAACCAACGAAGTCGAGAAAAAGAGTAGCAAGAGGTTCTGTCAATCTCTCAACAATGCTGATAGGAAGGAATACGAACTCATCACAGAATACATTCGGATAATGATAAAGGCATAGTTCCAGGTAATTATTATCCCATTCATTAACTAAATTCATATCAGCGTACGTTTCCTTTTGTAGGCAACCGGTAAACTCGGCATATAAGGAACAAATATCAATACGAAAGTTACCTGTCAATTGATATTCAAACTTCTTCCCCAGTAACCCCAAATAATTGGTCATTGCATCATACATAAGCTGCATGGATACTTCTTCATCCAATTCGATGGGAAGCTCTTCCTGATCCTTTGACGGCAACGAATGAATACACTCTTTCAGAAAATCATTTCCTGATTCCGGGAAGACGGGACACGCCTTTTGACGCGTCCTTCCCTTCCGTACTGAATTGGACGAATATCTTCCAATAATACCGGAGCCAGCATTCGATGAAATTCTTTTATTGATTTGAACTTCTTGCATTTTCTTTTCATCCTTTCGTTCCTACAGTGGTTTTAAACTTGTACACGGCCTTATCTCCGTTGACTTCTGGCCCATGTACATTGCTAGTAGTCAACTCTGGGTATGTATTTGTATAGAACTGCATTACTTCTTCCGGTGCCATACTAGGGTCCGGATCAGTAAGTGTTATATTACCATGCATGAAAACTCGATCTAATCCATTAACTTGTAGTGCCATAATCAATCCTCCATTTTTGCATATTGTTTTTGTAAATGTTTAATTAACTCTTGTACGTCTTCTTTTGACAATTCAATTCCATTCACCGAACTCTCCTGGCGATCTACGATTTCCATATGGAGTACCATATCATCCATCTCACTACTATTCACTTCAAGGTAAAATCGATTATTGGTACTACATTCTGCTTTAAATACTGTTGCCATAATCAATCCTCCTCTCCATTCTCTGAATAATCAATACTTTCTTCAACCGGCAATAACTCCTCCACAGTTCCAAATAAACTGGGCTTGTTTAGTATCTTGTTTAATTTATCAATCCGTCCTTGGATGGCACTATGATTACCAGATGCATACTTATTTGCATCTTCCAATGCAATTACAGCCTCACGCAACTTTCCAGCCTTTTCTAATTCGTCAGCTCGTTTAGTAGCTTCATTGTATTTTGCTTTCCGTTCTTCCTCCTCTTTCTTTTTGGAATCAGGAGCAGGCTTGCTATTACCACTAACAGTTGCTTTCTCCGCAGATTTCTCGAATTCTCTAGTATTGGTTAATAATCCAGTAACTTTCTGAATAGGTGAGGAGATAGCATTAATGAAACCTTCTTCCAATTCTTCCGGGGTTCCGGAAATAGTAAAAGGAGATATTTTCTTTTGTATATCATCTTTTACTTTATATACCTTGGGAAGAATACTCATTATTAGTTTTTCCCCTTTTCTAGTTATGATAATGTTTAGCGTATCATTTTCGCCAAGCATTGATGCTAATTCTTTAAACATGATTGTATGATTTAGAAGTTTATACTTATTGGCATTATGAGATATAATAATTTGAAGATACTTTCCTCTTTCGGAGTGAGTATCGCTGCCGTGTTTGCCTCTCTCATGGAAAGACAGACTTTTTCCGATGATATGTTTGAAAGTAATTCTATCAGATATGTACTTCTGAATCCTATATCTATAGGAGAACCTTGGAAAGATTCAAAAGAGAGTATCTCTTCAGCTGACGTAGAATAATCCAAATTTTGTACCTGAATAAGCAATTTGTCTGTGAAGGACAACTTGATAGCCATTGTGTTCTGATCGGTGAAAACTGAAGTACGTTTAAGAGCGGATATCACATCATCCGTTCCTATAACGGCATGCTTATTATTCTCCTTCGGGATTACAGCACGATAGTTCGGGTATCTGCCTTCAATCAAACGGCAATATAAACGATAATTGTCAAATTCGAAGCAAGCATTATTCTTAGCAATAGTAATAGCTATTTCCTCACAGTCTGTTGGAATAATGCTTGAGAGAATGCCTGCAAAGCGAGAAGGAATAATAAATGAGGTACGCTCACTAACGTGCGCTGCCGGATATTCGATCACTGCCAAAGTAGCTCCATCTGTAGCAACATAGGTTATACTATCAAGATCACGGTCGAAATATACTCCATTCATAACTGGTCGGAGTTGATCGTTTGCACAACAGATCTTCACCTGTCTGATACCATATAGAAAATCCGTAGTTTGTAATACTGTTGGCTTGCCCGGTTCAATAAAAGGAAGAGCTGGATAATCATCCCCAAATTTTCCAACGACAGAAAATTTACCATTTGAATAAGCGCAAACTAGCTCTATACATTTATCACTAGGATAGATATCCATAACAAGTGGTTGTTCTGGTATTTCCTTTAAAGCCTCTAGGATTGTTTTTGCATTAACTGTAAACTGATATTTTGTAATATCAGACTGGCAATCGATGTTCGTAGTGATACGCCCACCTTCTTCACCGGCAGTAACGGTTACAATACCATATTCATCAACGACAAATAAGAAGTCGTTGTATGCAGGTAATGTATTCTTTGTTTGAAGAACCTTACCTAAGTTTCTCAGCTTGCTAAGAAGCTCCGATTTTGAAACTGTAATTTTCATGCGTCATTTGTTTTATGGCGCATAACAGAAAGAAAAGTGTGTTTAGTAGTAAAAATAATGCTGCAAATGTATATATACAGCAAAGGCCGGATAAAACTAATTTATCCAGCCCTACATCGTCTTGGGTGCAAATTTATACATTTTTTTAAAATCTGCAAACAAAAATGCTTTTTTTCTTATTTTTTTTGCAGAAGATTTAAAACGACTCTATTTGCTCGATCACAGACACCGTAATCAATATCTATATAAATATCGGCCATCTTATAGTCATTATTAACGTGTCCCAGACAGAAATCAATATCCGCTTTGGGAACAAAAGCTTTATTACGGGCAAGACTTGCCCAGCTGTGGCGCGCCCAATTACTCGTAACTTTAAAATCAATATTCAGGACTTTGCAAATATCCTTCAATCCAAGATTAACGGCCCGAAGAAAGTTATTGAAACAATTATAGTTAGTATGGAAGTAGGAGAGGAAATGCCCCTCTGAGTACTTATCAATCAACACCCGGAGTTCAGGTTCTATATTTATGGAAAGAAGTATCTGCTCATAGTTCTTGTCTGTAGTGGTCTTCATGCGTTTATACTCAATGCGCCCACGCCTCTCACAGGATAGGCCGTATAGATCACTGATATTAATCCCCATCAGGTAGAACATCATCATAAAAACATCTCGTGCCATATTTGTACGTGCCTTATCCGATTCATAGTCTCTTATTCTCATAATCAATTCTACACTAATACTCTTTCTTTTCCGGCGGTATACCGGTATGTTCACTCGCTTAAAAGGGTCACCAGGGATGCGTATTATATCATAATCCTCATTGTTATACGCAAGTTTGGCTTTGTTATAAAGCGCTCGTATCCCTCGCAAGTAATTACTGACAGTACCAGGCTCCAAGCCTTTTTCATTCAGCGAAAATATCATCTTGTTCAATAAATCAGAGGTGATTGCCTTTACATCGATCTTCTCCCTTCTGGTAAAAGAACACAGAGCTTGCAATGCTCCTTCATACCATTGGGCCGTCTTCTCTTTCTTAGTACCCTTTATTATTTGCCTGGAGAAAGTAACAAAGTCAATGATTTCACTTTGTTGTACCAAACTTCGTTCTATTTCTTTCTTAAGATCACTACAGGTCATATACATGGTCCGGGCGCTCCCCATTCTTATATATGCAGCCCGAAGCTTCTGAACAGTATTATTTATCTCATAGTTGAGCAACTCACTGTTATCAGCTAGAGAAGATACGTTGCCGGAATTATCCAACAATACCGGATTAATATAATGCTTCGTCGATATGTACTGAGACTCCAGATTATGGTAAATACGAATTTTGATATTACTGGTTCCATCTTGCTTAAGATGTTTCTTGCCGACCAGGACGACAGGTTTAAAAGTTGCCAT